TAAAAATAAATGCCATTATTTTTGCCTGTTATTAATTAACTCAATCAGTATAGGTGATGGATTTATTTCATAAAGTGCTTGTAAGATAGCATCTGTATTATCAGCTACTTGTTGTGGCCCTGCACCTGGTCCTATTGGAACACCTTGAGTACCTAGTTCTCCAGGTCTTTCAGTAGGAGCAAATATATTAGGAGCTGCTATAGGTCCTGAAGAAACTGGTAATGGTGCTCCTTGTTGTTGTTCAACAAAAGCTTTATTTGCTCCATATTCAGCATCAGGTAATCTTCTTAATGGTTGGGTTTTACTACCAGGTCCACCACCTGTTCTATTTTCACCTGCTCCTGCTCCAGGTCCCGCTGCTGGTACTGGTGCTGGTTTTCTAGCTTGTCTTGCTCCGCCTCTACCCCTCGTCATAATTGTCTACTTCGTTTGTAAATAAAATAATAACTCCTGGTCTAGGATGTATAATTTGTACAACATTTTCAGATAGTATATCTATTTCATCTGAAACACCGTATTCGTTATAAACCATATCCCAAAACTCGCTTTCGTAATATTCATTCATCTTAAGCTCCAAATGCCTGTGCCATTGTCGGGACTCCACCTTGACCTCCTTGTTGTTGCATCATTTGTTGTTGTATCATAGCTTCTTCTTCAGGAGTCATCTGTGGCTCCTCTGGAGTATAAAACTGTCTCATTATCTCTGTAATCTCATTTGGGAACTCATAAATAGCAATAGCTGCCATTGTTGCTGCTGGGTCTCCTTGTGCAGACCTAGCAAGTATAGAATCAAATAAGACTGATTCAGCTTTATTCTTCCTTATTCTTTCTTGTACCTTAGCTATATTTTCTAAACCATCAATATTGTCTTGTAGAGTTTCTACGTCTATAACACCTGCTTGTAATAATTGCAAGCCAGTAACAATTTTTTGTGGTTCATCAAATCCAGCCATTACTCCATAGATACGTCTTGTAGTAAAATTACCCCCTATATCTTTAAGAGGTGAATAATTCTCACTAAAAGCTGCACCTGCGTAAAAACCTGCCATAGGTTTTTTTGTCACTTCAGTTTGATAAGATAGAACTACATCTAGCTCTAATCTCTTAGCATCCATTTCAACTAGACCATGTCTAATGATTTCTCTATATTCATTAATCATTAATGACATAGTGCTATTTAATTCTGATAGACCAGCACCCGTAACAAAAGAGTTAGGAGATTGAGAGTCATCAGTTACTGGGTAACCTCCGACCATTCTTAGTTGTCGTTCCAATCTATCTATTTGTTGGAACAATTGATATGGTATGTTGTTCTGTGGTTTAGAAACTTGTGTACCAGGAGCAAGATAATTTACCGCAAATCTGCCTTTTCTATATTGTCCGGATTCTATCTCTCCTGATATGTTAGTTTCTGTAAACACAGAATCTTCCATAGCTATTGCTGACATGATGTTAATCTTTGCCATCATAGCCATCAAACCTATAACATGGTCGTACTGTCCTTTGAGTTGGTCAAATGACATCTTCTTAACAAATACAAATGGTGCAGTGGATAATACGTTAGGTATGAAATCTAATATCATTGCTTTTTCAGGGAAAACTACATATGTCCCACCTTGGTCATAGTATTCAATTATCTTTACACCTTGGCTAGTATTATCTTCCCAGTCAGAAGTAGTTTTAGTATCGAATGTTCCAAAAGGATAAGCTGGTGCTGTTGCTCCTTTATTTGTTTCGTCTTCATCTTGGTTTAAAATCTGTTCTGCAAACTCTGGATAGATTTGAGCAAGTTTATATCTAGGTATTCTTCTTACTACAGCTAACTCTCTAGGTTGCTGGTCAGGTCCAAAGTTTCCTGGGAATGTATCAAAAGGGTCTCTTAGTTCAGCAGAAGGATAAGCAAATCCATTCCTATCTATTTTTGTTGTTATAACCCAAGCAACATAACCATAACCAGGTAACCATCTAGCAGCTTGTGCTAATTGTAAATTTAAATTTTGTTTTTCATCATAGTTAGTAACAATACGTTCTAACTTATCTGCCATTATTTTTGACCTAGTAGAATCATTTTCATTAGGTACATCAACTCTTACTTGAGGTATACCTGAAATCTTTTGAGCTAATCTATCTATTCCTGATTGAAGCATATTAGGAGCTGGTAATAAATCAGCATCTGTTGTTTCCATTGTATTACCAAGTAAAGCTTTAATACCATCTGCTCCACCATTTAAAATAGCTTTAATTCTAGCTTTAGACATCTGTCTTTCTTGAACACCCTTACCACTAGTTAGCATTCCTGCTGCTCTAATTATCTCTTGATAGTTTTTTATATCTAAACTTTCTATCCCCATGTTGGTTTATCCATATCCGTTAACTTATACTCTCCATAACTTGGCTTGTAATCCAATCCCATATCAGCTGTATGCTCTTTTTGCATACGTCTAAATACTTTCATCGGAAACCACCCTGCCATCACTATGTCAGTTTTCTCTTTATTTCTTTTAGAGACTGGTTTCCCATCAAAGTATAACAGCTGTTGTCTATATTTCTGTACCTTTGCATTAGATTCTCCATCACCAGTAGGAAGATGGACTCTTTTATTTTCAAATAAATCTGCCATAGCTCCAACACCATAAAGAGGGTCATGTTTGTTTTTGCCAGTTAGATGTCCTTGAGTAGTTACACCAGAACGTAATGTAAATTCTTTAATTGCATCATCTTGTCTAATAGCAGATTGAAAACCATTTTCTTCAATTATCCAATGTCTACAATCGTATTTATGTAACCAATCAGACATTTGGTCTAAAGCTGCTCTCACTCCCCCACCACGTCTATTCTCTAAATCAACTAAGAATATCTCGCCTCTATAAGCATCTATTCCCCATAACACAGATGCCTGGTATCCAGAAGATGCTGGGTCTAATCCAGCAACTAGATATAGATTTTTATAAACCTGTCCCATTACTAAGTCAGGTCTCATACATTGGTCAATCATGTTCATAGTAAAGATTTGTGTACCTTCTACATATGCCTGGTTGTAATAAACCATTTCGAAAGTTTGTCTACCTCCTGTAGACTCTGCAGAATTTAATCTAGATTGCAACCATTTAAAAGTTCTCTTAGTAGGCCATAACATACAACTAATATGCTCTTCAACAATATGCTCTGGTATTTCACATTCCATTTTGTGTGCTGTTTCAACTATTGTTGTAAAGTTATCTGATTCTAAAAGATGATTATATAAATCATCAGGATGTTGTCTTGAACCTATAACAACTACAGCAGTATGTTCCTCTTTTCTTGAAGATAGAGTTGTTGTCCACCATTGTCTTGTAGATTCTCTTGCACCAGGTTGCTGTGTAGTTTGATGGTCCTCAATGTCATCTGCAATTATTAAATCACAGTCTCTTGATAATATCTTTCCACCTTTACCTACAGCTACCATAGATGGAGATTTAATTCCTGCTACTGTTCTTGTACCTACAGTAAATTGATTCTGACTCCAATTTTTTCCAGAACGGTTATCTGGTTTAAAGTTTGTTCCTGGGGGACAATATGCATCTCTTAGCTCTTCGTTCGTGTCAAGCACGTCTAGGACTGCACTAAGGGCATTCTTAGCTATATCTTCGTTTCCACCTACCCACATGATACGTATGTTTGGATTCTTACATATCTGATAAACAGCGAAGTGAATTAATAGTTCTGTCTTTCCGTGTCTAGGGGGACTTAATATTAATAACTCTTTACCGTGTTTAATTGAATCAATGATGTTATTAATCCATCCTTTATGAAAATCAGCAGTTTCATACTCTTTACCCAGCTCCGTCCTAAAGTATTTCTTGCGAAAGCTAGAAAAATTTCTAAGGTTCTTTTCAGCTTCTTTGGATAGCTCCCAATCTTCTGCTAAAACTTCGTTCTTACTATCTATCTTGAAGGCAGCGAGCATACGAGATACGGTAGCTGGAGTGCAACCAAGGAGAGAAGCTGCTTTAGTTACTGTCATGTCGCCGTTCGCTACCTCTTCTGCTATTCCTTCACCTACAAAAGATGTATAGTATTGTCCCCTACGTACACTTGCATAGTCTCCACCATCACTTTTATATTCTTTATTAATAGGTTTCTCTGCTACTTTAGAGTTATGGCGTTTGGCTGCTGCCCAGACTCTTTTATTACACTGGGTTGAACAAAACTTCCTTTGTTTACCTGTTAGACGCTTCTTACAGCTAGGTGCGTGACATATCACATTTGTCATTAAAATCTATCTTCCTGTAGATTGTTGCTTAGATAGAATTATATGTTATAGTTCAGTTAAATACAAACACTGAAATCAAGTATTTTGTTACAGGTGAAGGTGCGACCGGGACGCAGAAAGCTTAGAATCGGACAGACGATAAAGTAGAAACACAAACTAAGTACCCAAGGACAGTTAAAAAGATTTCATTCAGGCACACAGCACACAATGCCCGCTCCTGCCTGAAACCCCTGTCTGTATTTACTTTCTTAGTATGTAGGAAAGATTACCAACATATTCTTTTAGACATACGTACTATATGAGAGGACGTCAGATTGACATATGTAGGTCATACATTACTGTATATACAG